TTGTATATACGTTCGTGCAGTCGAATGCTTTCCCCGAGTGTGCGGCAAAAAGTCGAATTTATCTGCCAGAGGATCGCTAAAGGAGAGGAAGTTCAGTTCAAGGAGATGGAATGGGTCCAAAAATGGGCCAAATCGAACCATTCTGTCGACGCCATGCTTAGAAAAGCACGTCGTGAGGCTATAAGTGGCGGTTTTGAGGAAGGAAGTCTCGATGACTTCATGCAAAAAATGGATTTGGGCGACCCTGACCCGTCAAATCACCTGCAAGGTGCCCAAGATCCACTGACTTTGGCCGAGTGGTTTTCCGAAAAGCGGAAATGGTTTAGAGGGACAGCCGAGTAATCTGCTACGGAGTGCCTTATTTTTTATAGGCTTATCTTAGACTTTTAAGACACACCAGAATCGCAGCCGTGGCGCCAAGGCAGAACCTAGTCCAGGCGATCGAATTTAATCGTCACGCTCAAACTCTTGTCAGTTTGACTGAAACTGAGCGTGTAACTTCTGAAGATATCTTCTTAGTACTTGATCTAAACGAATTCCAGGCTGTATCACAGCCAAAACGCATCAGTTTAAGTAATTTAAAAGCCTCCCTTGGCTCTTTACCAGCTACCTACTCAACCACTTTTGTAAATTCATCAAGTTATAGCGTCACGGATACTGATTACTACATTGGAGTTAATTACTCCGGCGTCGTCACTGTGGTCATGCCACCTGCTCCCGCCACGGGGCGTGTAATCATCGTAAAAGATGAAAGTGGAAACGCAGGTTCTGGAGTCAACAGAAACATACGTATCTCAGGGTCTGCACAAATAGATGGAGAGGATGAAGCTATTATTAGTTATGACGATGGGTCTCTGACTCTTATTTATCGCGACGGTTGGAGAATCATCTAATGTCTCATTTATTTAAACAATCTCGCGATACTTGGACCAGTAAAGATCAGCAGAAAGTTGTCGATCAAGATGTTGTTTTTTTCAACACCTTTCAATATGGTTTAGAAACTGATGTTTGGGATCAGTCGACTTCTACTGGTGGAACTGCTGCACACGATCCTGATAACAGCGGTGTCGTACTAACAGTTACTAATGCTCTTGGCTCTCAGGTTATCCGCCAGACTCGGAATGTTATTCGTTACGTTCCTGGTAGATCGGCTAACGTAAGTTTTTCAGTTCGATTTGGTTCTCCTGTAACTGGTATTAGGCGACGTATAGGTTTATTTAACGGCGCAGATGGATTCTATTTCGAAGATGGTGGAGACGGTGATTATTATTGTTGCGTCATCAATTCATCCGGAGAGGGAGGATTACCTACCTTAGAGCGTATTCCACGCTCGCAGTGGAATGGAGATAAGTTAGATGGTACTGGTCCTAGTGGTATTACAGCTGATCCAACAGCGCAACAGCTGGTTAACTTTGAGTACGAGTGGTACGGATCAGGATCTGTTCAATTTGGCTTCATAATCGAGGGTGAGCTTCGGGTCATTCACACTATCAACAGTGCCAACAGGCTAAAGACAGTGTGGTGCCGCACGCCTTTCGTTCCAATACGAATTGAGATAACTAATACGACTGGAGGTCAGTCGGGTAGTAACACTCTCTATCAAGGTTCTAATTCTGTTGCGCTTGACGGTTCCCTGACCCAAAAACTTGGAATCTCGCAAAACGCACAAACAGCTACAACAGGAATTTCTTTACTGGATCCTGGCGTTTATTACCCCTTGTTGTCGATTAGGTTAAAAAGTACAGCACTACAAGCGATTGTATTACCTACGTTTTTTCAGGTAGCTACTACAGATAATACTAATATATTCTATAAAGTTGTACGTAATGCAACTCTTAATGGTACTTGGGTTGATGTACCAGACTCTAATTCTTTTACACAGTATAATATTACTTCGACTGGCGCGGTAACAACCGGCGTGGTAATTGACTCAGGTTTTGTTATTCAAGGAGGAGGGGGTACTGGAATTCGTATAGATAAAGACGTTGTATATCAAATGGGACGTTCCAGTATGGGCACTGTTAGCGATACTCTTACGATTGCAGCAGCTACTAACGGCAGCAATAAAAGCGGCATAGCTTCTTTAACCTGGATTGAGCAACGGTAGTTTGTCTAACGCTTTTATTGTTGCTCTAGCTCGATAATCAAATTTTTTACGTAAGTTACGTACTCTCTAAGTAGATGTGCAGCTACAAGATGTTTATAGTTATTTGTTTTTATATAATGTTCGTTATGCCTATCTATCGAGTCTAGGGAAGCCTTGATCATCCCATTCCACGGCTCACGCGTGGGGGTGTTCCACTCCCGCGCCACGGGGTGAATGCAGAGTACAAAAAAATTCTAAGACCAGTGTGTTGGTTTTACATCTAAGTAGGTGTTTTGTATAGCAGTAATACAGTATTAATCGCTACCGTTTCTTATACTTGAGGTAGTTACAGGCTACCCCATGACTGTTTTAACGTATCGCGGCAAACAGTATGACACCGTCGAGCACCAGAAAGAGGTGCATGAGTGGCAAAAACTAACCCGTGAGGCAGGCCACCGGTGTGTTTATCGCGGCGTGGAGATTGATCCGCGCTATGCCCACGAGAGTCTTGTGATAGATTGAGTCCGTTCCCGCTCTGCTTTGGCATCGGGCTCCGGTTCAGGAGGCGTCCGATAACGTCTCCCCTCAATAAAACGCCTTTCGTGAGTAGTTCAAAAGGCAAGAACGCTAGGCAGATAGCCTAGAGATGGGAGGTTCGATGCCTTCCCTCGCGATTGACAGACGACTCAGCGTGGTTAGACTTAATCTGTTCCGCCAAGGAACCGAGGAGATGGGTAATTAGAGGCTTTAGGGCCTCTTTTTTTATCGTTTATCGGTAATCTATAATTATATTCAGGGCGTAATTTAGTTAAAAATGGGTTTTCGTATTCCAGTAGCTTTAAATCCTTTTAAGACTCGTGTGCCTACGACGCGTTTGGGCGCAGTTGGTAAAGCATTAAATCCATTAAATCCTATTAACGCAGCTACTATGCTGCTGGAAGAAGCCGTTGGCGGGATTGTTGGTAATACACTTGGACCTGAAGCGAGGCAGCGTGTTGAATATTTCAGCTACGGCGGCCTCCTTCCGGGCATTGCTTTGAATGTGCTGGACGCGGGGGCGGCTGGTGCAACAGATGAAGAGGAGCGTCAGCTAAGGGAAGCTTTCGAAAAACAGCGGAAAGCTAATGAAACTCGCGCTGCCGAGTTAAAGGATCCTCAACAAACTCGAACCTTTGCAGGCAGCCCGGCTGCTCGACGCCCCGTGGAAGAATCACACGCTCCTGTTAGCCAGCAGCTTCCCTCTAGCCCCAACCTTCCTCAGCGACAAGAGCCCGAAACCATGAATGAGCTGGCTCAGTTATATGCTGAGCAATACCGTAAAGGACGCGAAATGGAGCAGGGTGGCGAACTTCAGCGCCGTTTGATGGAGGGCGGTGCGGTTCCTGGCATGACACCTGAGACTCTGATGAGTTGGGTCGAGGCAAATCCGGATCTCGCTTACCGATTAGCAGAGAAGCGTGGCCTTCTACCTGAAGCTTTCTAATGACTTCTGTAGTTTGGCCAGTCATTATTATGATGGCTGTTATTTTCGTTTTATCAATAATCGTTGTAGCTGCCGTTATTCTTGAGGCGAACGATCTTTAAACGCATTTCATCAAGAAGCATAATTACGCTGCCAATAGCCCACAGCAATAAGACAACGATAATCGTGCGTTTGATTCCTTTGGGAGGCTCTAAAATAGATTGAGGTTTATTGCCGAAAAGCAGCATGTACCGGGACCTTGTGTATCGGCCTGGTAGCGATTCTATCGCTGTCGAAACGCTTCCTTACAATCCGTCTTCTGACGACAGCAAAATCGAAGCTCTGGGGCAAGCTTTCTTAAATGCTTTTATCGGCGGCCCTGGTCCTGATGTTGCAGGCTATGTTCCTTTTGTTCCCGTAGCACCCGGAGACATCGATCCCGGCGGTGATGAACCTGCTGCCGAGGCTGCTCTCGCTGAACTTCTTCGGGTCCGACGCGAACGTGGCGATTTTGATCGAGCCCGCCAGCGTCTGATGCAACGGGGTTTCCCGCTCGGTGGCGTTTAACATAATAATTTTTAAGTTAAGAGATCCCTTGCGACGCAAAGGTTCCTAGAGTAAGGAACACGCTTTTGACCCGTGGGGGATCCCTGTAAAACGATCGATCGCATTTCGACGCAGATCGGCAAACTGCTTGCTTTGGCCCCAGTCAATGCTCCTGGTCGGGCATCAAATGTTGCCACGCGCAAAACGGAGTTACCTCCTTACCATCTGATGCACAGCATGACTTGGAACGAAGATGGAGAATTGGACATTCGTTGAGTTTGTTATTCTCTCGTTGTGCGGAGCATCCAACCTAAGATGAATATTATGATGAGTATGACGATAATGGACGCCAGAACGCTAAGGAACTCCATGTGATTTGTTGAGTATTGCTCGATAAGTCTAAACCGTCAATATCTGCCTCTAGCTGCAAAATGCACCGCCGGCAAAAAGCTTTCAAATTGTGGGCCAATGCACTTGGACCCAAAGCCGCAGATTGTTCAAAGAGTGCCGATCGAGTGGCGTGGATACGGACTGTTATCTTCGTCACGTACTTTGTCACCAACTGCTTTATTATTGCCGGTGTCATACGCCATTGGAACGATGCCTTGTGATCCCTGGCCTAATTACGAAGAAGCGGTGTACAAGAGGTTAGAAGAAAGTATTTTTGAGTATATGGAAGACGATATGATCGATAAGCTTGTTCCTGCTATTAAGCGTGCGCTAACAGACGAGCTGAGCTTGCGTCGTACAGCTGTGACTAAGCTCGAAGCAGTTGTAAGCGAGTTGTTTCCAGGCGAGGCAATCTAGATAAGAGACTTAGGAGTCGCAAAACCTCTCTGACCTAAAGCGGCTGCCAAGGCGCCTACGTTCTGCTGGACGGTAGGCTGCTTTTGCTTTTCTTCTTGTTGCTGTGCCGCTTTTTGCAGCATTAGTTGTGTCATCACTCTGTTGATGTTTTCTTCGTTTTGTCTGAAAGTTTCTTCACTTGGGCCTTCGTAGGTTTGGCGCGGCATTGTCTGGCGCGAGCCTTTTTGGAGTTTGGCGATAGCTTCAGCCAGAATTTCGTCCGCTGATTTTGTGGGTTGTTGTTCTTGCTCGGCTGCGGCGTTTGCTGCTGCGACAGCAATTTCCGCTTCAGTTTCGGGGCGGTTGATGTCACCGTGGCCGACACGAAATACCACGCGGCCGCTGGGATCTACGGCTTCGCTGAAGTATCCATAACCGCCGCCGGAGCCACGGGTGATTTTGCCTCCGGGTACGCCGGGGATAAAAATTGAAGCGTTTTCGACTGCGCCCTTGTCAAAGCGGCTTTTACCGGCAAACGGGACGTAAAAATCTAGGGGGTCCCATCCTGGTCTATTTGCGTGTGCTGCAGTGGCAGCTTCAAATAAAGCTTTCTTTTCTTCAGGCGTGGCGTTGAGGTTCCAGCGACGACCAGATACGGCTTTGTTAGAGAATTCGATCTCCCGGCCGATGCTTTTGTACTGGGCGGCTAGAGAATCAAGTGCGCGGATTTTTTCTTCGTAGGGAAGTGAGTTGAGTATTTTTAAGTCGATGTGATACGGCGATGATCCGCCAATGCGTTCGCTAGGGCCGGTGAATCCAGAACGATATGTCGGAAGATATGGATTTGAGTTAGTCACTTCGGCCCTTTAGTTTTAAGGGTGTATAGTTCAGTTTAGCATTTATGTTTATACGGAGAGCGGGCGCGCTGTATGAGTTATATGTTATTTGATGAGTCCGATTTTGAGGTGACTGGGGTTGATGCGTATGGGATTTTGGTGAAGGCAGCGTGGGGTGAGCAAAGTTTTGTTAGTAGTTGGCACCTGGTGGACGAACGCAAGATTCAGTTGACACGCAGGACGAAGCCGGCGGATTGGGACGCAAAGAAACGAACCAAAGCGCAAGCTGTAGAAGACAAAGGGTAAGGGGTAGTAATAAAAACTGCGTACGCGACAAGCTGCTAATGGGAAAGGTGTGGAGCGCGGGCCGAAACCCAAGCGCCAATCTTAAGTGTCTTATTTGAGACTTGTGGCGAAGCGCTTTTTAGCGATTACTTACCCTTTTTTCCTGCACGTTTTTCTATTTTCTGCGCAATTCGATCGTAGATACCACCGCCACCAGCGGCTTGATTCCCCCGGAGGAAGGTTGGGTTTTTATCGAGGAACTTCAGTATCTGTTTATCGGAGTAACCTTGAGCGCGAGCCTGTTTATAGTCAGCTCCGCCGAAGAACTGCGTGCTTTTACCTGCGCCTAAATTAATCGGCTGGCGTTCTGCCGGAGCCTGCTGCTGCGTGGTAGTAACTGGCGTTATTAGCTGATATGTGGAAATAGGGCGAGACGAGGTGTAACCTGACTGCGGATTTCGTACTCCTACCGCCCCTTGAATGGATGGGCCAGGAACTAAATAGGAACCTTGAGGAATCTTTTTCGGTGCTTCGCCATAGTAGAAATTACCGCTAGCTCCTAGGACGGATTCCTGGAGATAACGATCTTTTCCTTTTGAGAGAGCCATACCCAGTTGATAGTCTTCTTTAGAAGGCATAGGTGTTTTCACCATACGGGTATCCTTCTCCTGTTTGTATTTTCGAGCTCTACGAGCTGCCCTTGAAGCTTTTTCCGCGCCTAGAGAAGCTGCGCCTAAAGAAGCTGCACCTAGACCTAATACAGAGTTGGACATTACGAACAGCTTCTTTAGCCGATTGATTAATCTTAGCTCTAAAACTATTTTTTAGTCGGTTTCCACTGACCGCACCAGTCTTTATCTGCGTTAACCAAAGGCCATTGAGCCCGTGGGTGCAGAGCCGATTGCTTATACTCGGGTACTGGAGAAAACCTGCGACACTCTCCGGCCGCATTAATCTCAGCATCGTGCGTCAACCTGAAAAATTTACAGGTCCGACAGGCTTCTTTCTCGTTCATGCGACCAGGCAAGCGAGCTGCCAACCGGTGAAGATTGCTGTTTTCATCGAAGCGAAAGCGTTGAGAGCTCCGTCGACACCGCGCTGAACGTCGGGGTGACCATAGTCATCGAAAATTACGACGCCCCCACTTTTAACCATTGGGACGTACAGGGTTGTGTCGCGAGCTACCGAAGCTGGGTCGTGAGCACCATCGATATAGAGGACGTCAATCCAAGGGTCCCCTCCGTTTCGGCGGTTTAATTCAGGAAAAACGTCCCAGCTACAACCTTTAAGGATCTCAATTTTCTCGGCGTTATCGGATTTTGCGATATTTCCACGGGCTGTTAGCTCAATTTTCGCTAATTCCGGGTAATTTTCTGGTTTTTCGTGGTGCTCAGAGCTTCCAGTGAACGGATCGATGGAAATTAAACGAGATTCTGGGTGTGAGAGGTAAAAATCGGACCAAAAACAGCTAGAGGCGCCTTCGTAAACTCCGATTTCGACGATTTGACGCTTTTCAGCGGGGTTCAGCCGAATATCCTTGGCTTCATCACGCGTGCAAAGCACCATATCGGTGTTCAGTAAGGCGTCAAACCAGGTTTGGTTGAACGTATAGCGGTCGTCAAGTTTCTTTTTGCCTTGAATCTGCACCACGGGGGCTACGGCTGCTGTTTCGTCGCCCAGCTGAGCCATTAAATCCTTAAAGCTAGGTTTGGCTACCGTGGTCATCGCCAGATTCTCGGTGTGTCAGCATCGTAGCAGCAATTTCTTGACAGGGGTAGGGGAGCTGTGTATGATGACTACGTCACTAGGTGACTTACATGACTAAAAACATCAACATCAATCTAGACGCCAAGACTTCCCACCTTGTCTGGGGCGTTGCACTGCACCAGATTTTTCAATTTCTTCCTTTTATTTTGTTGTTCACTCCGGCTTTGGCTTACGGGTTGTGGCTGTTTGGGAACCTCACAAAGTCTTTGGATCGTGAGGCCGAGTTCAATCAGAGAGTGCAGGAGTGCACGGCTGCTCAGTACCGCGACTATGGCCGCACCGATCACGTTGCTTGTAAGAAGAGTGTGAACGCGGTGTTCCGAGTCTACGAAAACCTTTAATTTGGTAGGGGACCCGGAGGAACCATGGAAGAGTCGAAACAACTGAGTCCAGAAGAGCAGGCGCTTCTGGACCAAGCTTTGTCCAATCTTCAGTCGTTTATCGAGGATAATACGACTCATTATGCGTTCGTGGAAGATCCTCGTAATGAGGATGACTACGATACGTTTGAGTACGGCACAGAACCACTGCCCGGCGATCAAACTTGGAAAAAATCCGGGGGCGGCCGCACACTCGACTAATTACCTGCTACAGTCCGTACGCCGCTGCAGTGGCGGAATGGTAGACGTTGCGCACTTAAAATGCGCTGAGTTCATCTCGTGTGGGTTCGAGTCCCACCTGCAGCACTTAATTATTTCAACATGGCGGCACAGCGTAAAAAGCACACTGAGACTCAACTGAGCGGATTTTATGCTTACCACGCAACAAAAGAGTGTCCGGCCTGCAGTAGCCATAAGTTCAAAGTCATTGAGAGTAGAAAGACTTTTGAAGGAACACGACGACGTTACAAGTGCTTGAGTTGTGACTACAAACAGACTATGCACGAGATTTCTGCTGAGAGTTACGAAGAACTTCGTATGCTCCGCTCTAAGTTTGCTCTCATTAAAAATGCCGTGCTTGAAATGACTCCTGAGCTTTCAGCAACTACAGTTGCTCCTGTAGTCGTTAAAGAGGTCTCAGAAATACCTTGTTGTGATTGTGCTCATTTGACACCTTATGGGTGCTCGTTTGATATCCCTGAAGCTCAGACTGAAGAAGCTAAAGGATGCAATTTATTTAAGGAATTATTCTGATAGTATACTGACATAAGCTATAGGAAGATGGCGGACTCAATCCCCGTTCTCGGTACTGCAATCGTCAATAATCCATACTGGTTGCACAGGCTCTTCATGAGCATCGACTACCCAGTAGATAATTTTTTTGTTGTAAATAACAACGGCCGTGGGCAGATTACGGAAGCGGTCGAAAGTGTCCGTAACTTGTCCAATCCGTTTGTAAAAAAGGTTCATGTGACGCACATGCCAGCCAACTTGGGTTGCTCTGGAGCGTGGAATTTGATTATTAAGTGCTTTATGAAAGCACCATACTGGGTTATATCAAACCATGATGTTATGTTCGAGCCTGGTTTTTTACAGGAAATGAATGAGGAAGCACAGGATAGCGAGGTAGGTACTGTTCATGGTTCTGGGGGCGGTTGGGATATTTTTCTTCTAAAGGATTGGATGGTTAAAAAGTATGGTTTGTTTGATGAAAATTTATACCCTGGATACTGCGAAGATTTAGATTACGGGGTTCGCTTTATACATGACGACGTAAAAAGGGTTTTAACTTTAGGCCACGGCTATTACCACGGAACTAAGAAGGATTACTCAGACGGAAGTCAGACTTGGCGGTCTGAACCGTCTATAGCGCGATCGATTCATGTCGCTCATGAGCTCAATAAGCGATATATGCACATGAAGTGGGGCGAAGGCTGGCAGGCGCACGTCGATGACCCTACACATAAAACACCTTTTAATGTCCCTGAGTTTCCTTCCAGTTTCACTACATATGATTTGGAGTTTGTCCGCCGTAAACACCTAGGCTTTTAACTTTGCGAAGCGTCGAAGTATTATGTGCTGATCGGGTGTAAGGAACGTGCCTTTTTACTCCTCACATACAGCCTCAGGTAAGCTTGTTAATACGCTCAGGTCGCTTTTAGACAGTAAACACTTATCGTCTTTTGCGCTGAGTAAGCGAGCGAATTTGTCGCCTACGACAACAAGAAAAATTTATAGCGACCCCGAATACATACCTTCTCCTGATGTACTAGAAAAGCTTTGTATTACTTTAGAGTGTCTGCCCGGCGATATCTTAAACATTCGCGGTAATATAGAACAATCAGCCGTGGTGGTGTCCGGTGTTTTCTAAAGCCGATTACGAATTAGCTGCTCGTATCCTCGGGCTTCCGGTGCCTCAAACGCCGGCTGAGATGGCTGCCGCCACCCCCGCAACTGCTCAAGTGATTCGGCAGTTTGGACAGGCTCTTCCTCCTATGCCAGGTATGGAAGGAGATGGTTTTTACACAGGAGCTACTCGTTCCCTGAACGCGTACCCAAATAACACTGCTCCGATGCAGAAGGCTCAGTTAGCAGCTCGTCTGCGGACCGAACCTGAGCGTCCTCAGGAAGATGCTTATCTGATGGAGCTGCTGCAGTCTTTAGAGCCTGAAGAGTATCAAATTATTATGGCTTTGATTGAACAGCTTTCAGATCAAGGCGAAGAAGAGTCTGATCGTCTTTCGTCTCAACGTCCTCTTGAGTACGACACCCCGAATTTAGGTTCTAATTACAGCGTTCTTAACGCTCCTTCCTCAAATGGAATCGAGCCTTCTCGCGCCTTCCAGCCTTTAAGCTGATGACTCTTAACGCACGTCAACAGCAGTTACGCGAACGCGATGTTCGAAAGCTGTCTCCTGAGTTAGACGCAAATACATTCATGCGTCTTTATATGGAAAGTAACTTTCCACAGACTTCTGCGCTGCCTTCAGCTCAGCAAATGCAGCGTGGTATGGATGTAAATAATCAGGCGGATACTCTAAAATTAATGAAGAAGCCTCTTAGCGGCACCAAGTACGACAATCCAGGAGGTTTCTGATGAGCCGTTACTCGTTTATTCAGCAACCAAACCCCTTAACAAGCCCGGTAACAGGCGCTGCCACTCGCTTAGTTCCAACCTCTTCCTTCGCCGCTAGCACTCAAATGCCTGTTCCTCTCGCTGCTGCAGCCGCACCCGCTGCTGCCGGAGGTGTTAAAGCCTTAGGGGCTGCCCTTCTTGCTGAAGTCGTCGGAAATATTATTGCTGGCGGTATAAAGTCTGGTTCCGAAATTGCCACGGGGGCGTTTGCTCCTCCTGAAACTCAAGGAGGATCCGGCAGCAAATTCATGATTACTCTGCAGGATGTTCGCGACATTCAGCAGTATGTAAATAATGAGAACTTTAAGCGCCGGGCATTAGGTATGCCTCCTTTGGATGCGGATGAGATCATTCGTGAGCGGGAAGATCAGCTTCGTCGTTCCGCTGCTGAGGCCGGTGCTCGTGAGTACGCAATCGAGCAACTGAAGCAACAAGGTACTATTCAGTCTGCTTTGTCGCAGGCAGCTGGTCAGGGTTCGCAAGCACTTAGCGGTGCTATTCAAGGCGGAGCACAGAGCCTCGGTGGTGTAGTCCAACAAGGCATTGCTAGTTCCCTTAATCGTCCCGATTACGGCAGTATTATTAGTGAAATCGGGAGGGGTTTCTGATGAATGCTACTGATTTCTTAGAGCTTATTTTGTCCGGCAACCCGTTGACCGCGCCTGTCGCGCCTATTGCGCCGATTCTGCTAGGCGGCAACAAAGAAAAGGACGTCTTAGGTAAACCTACTTCTAGCAAGCCTTCGGCTAATCAAACTCCTCCACCTCCGACTTCAACCAGTTCCGAGTCAAAGGCGGATAACAGCCCTAAACAACAACCAATTCCTCCCGGCGGAGCTTCGGGTGCAGATCTGCCTGCGCTTATCGAAGCTTTGATGAAGCTCCAAGCTCAAGAAGCTCAGGCTACTCGCGCAGCACAACAAGCTGAGGCCCAGGCTGCTCGGGAGTTTTACCCAGAACAAGCTCGAATCGATATCGAGACCTATCGCCAGCAATCTGATATTGCTGCTCAGGCTGGTATGGAGAAGATGCGCGAAAATACTGCGCGTCAGATCGAGCTCCAGACCATCGACGCGTGGCAGAAGATCACTCAGGCTCAGATTAACCGAGATACCGCAATGGGTCTTGGCATGATGAACCTGGCTTATGCAGCTGGCGTCCCCAACCCCAATGTTCTTCAAGCTGGTGCGTCCCTTGCCGGTCAGGGTCGCTCCGGCTTTGGAATGCCCTCTTCTGTGATTAGCTGATCATGAACTTTTTAGGTGGTGCTGCAACAGGAGCGGCCGCAGGGTCTGCCTTTGGACCTTGGGGTACTGGCATTGGGGCCGTAGTTGGCGGACTCGGAAGTTTATTCGGTGGTGGCGGCAGCAGTAGTAGCGGCAGCAGTAGTAGCGGTGCTCAGCCAGGCGACGTCTATCAACAGTTTGCGGCTCAGATGGCCGCCCAGAACAACCCCTTAACTGCTGCGTATCAAGGCTTAAGCCTGATGCAGGGGGCTCTTGCAGGCGCCATCGGCCAAGAAGCGACAACCAAGGCTTCTTCTCAGTTAAGCATTTTGGCTGAGGCACTACAGCGTGCTCAGAAGGACGCCACGCTTCAGTCTTCTGTGGCCGCTTACGGCGCTGGTAAGGGTTTAGATACTCTGTACAACTTAGGCCAGGCACGCTTAGCCACCGAGTTGCAAGCTCCTAATCTTCTCGCTCAGGCAGGATCTGCTGCATTAGCAGGCGAAAACCAACTTGCTAATCAGCTTGGCATGACAAATCTAGGTGTTAAAGCCTATCAAGAACAACTCCGTGGTGATGTTGCCCGCAACCAGGCGGAAACTCTCAACCAGGTTTATCAGACTCGTGCCCAGAATGAAGGCTTATTGGCATTGGGTGCACAACAGTTTGAAAACGCTGCTCAGTTAGATAAAGTGAAGACGCTTGGTGATTTAGCTCGAACCAGGGCTGCTACCAAAGGTCAGCTTGCTCTGAAACAATTCGGTGCTAACCAGGCTCTTGCTGGTACTCGGATGTTTGCGTGATTAAATCCACGATTGGAGACTCTACAACTGTTGGCGGTTGGTTGAGTTCACTAGATAAATCTCAACAAGATGCGTTTAAGCATTATGCGAAGAACGCAACAAGTGACATAGAGGCTTATCTTTACGCTCGGTTTTTAAAGCCTAGTTATAACGGATCTATTGCCGACCTAACAGCGTGGGTTAACGAAAAGTACCCCAAAGAGGATTTAAGAAAGATCCTTCTCATCGAAATTGATGCGATGAAGACGGATTTGCATAACGTAAGGCAGATGACCCTTACGGGTATGTTGGACCACGCTACAGCCGCTACCAAGATTGCTGTTCTTCAAAAAGAAATTCGTTCGCACATCCAAGCTGTACGTCAGTTAACTGACGGACTCGACCGACGAGGTCTTCTTCTTGCTGGAGCTGATAGGTGTATGCGGGAACTAATGAATAGTTTTGAAGATGTTCCCGCTGTTTATTCACTTCTTGAAGACGCTTCCATCGTCGTTTGGAGCACGATTGAGAAGGAAGAAAAGAGTTAAGTTTGCGAAGGTAGATCAAGATCTACCTTCTAGCCCGTTTTGGCTTCGTGAACCAGCAAGTGTGAGCAACTTACTGGTTAACGGGTTCCATTAATGATAACACATTTAACACAGGTGTTTTAAATACACCCATGTAATAGTCATTAACACCTAATGCCATAGTCAATTCATCGTCATCGACAAAGCAACCAAACGGAAGGATGCACGCGGGTTGATTCGATACGTCGTTCCCAACTGGATCCGTCCATGTGACTAGATCATCGTTTGTCGAACCCACAAAAAGAGGCTCATTCATCATTCGTGTAACTTTGGTTAAGTTTTTGTCTAAGCAGTAAGCACCGAGTGAGTACATCAAATAAGGCCGCTTATCGAGCTCACGGCACATAAATTTCCAGTGGTAAAACACCAGCCACTCGTCCTCGACAAGAATTGGAGCAGTTGAATTAAATGTAGGGTGGTCACCTGTTACTGACTTCAGGCATGTCGAATCAATTACTTTGTCTGCATCCCCTGGAGTTTTTATAACTATCGGCTGTGTTGAATAAAGAAGACGCAGGTGTTCGTTATCCGCAAAAAAGCACCAGTTCTTTTCTGACTTACCTTCTGTGTAGTTTTCTCCAATTGGCGGATAAAACTTGTCGATAAGCAGTCCGAATTCATTTACTACACCTGTGCAGACTTTCGGGGTTTTAAGCATTTTGTGGTTTGTTGAATCCCACTTTGTCGCGTAAGTGCTAGTGACAAATTGACACAGCAAGTTGTCGTCAGGCGAGATAAATATCCTTGGATCTTCGTAGCTGAGTCTGTGTGGCTTGTCGATAAGTTTTCTTGGGGCGATGATGGTGTCATCCTTCAATAGCTGACCGATCCAGATATCAGTAGGCGTGTTGTTGTAGTAAAAATATTTCATATCGTGCCTAAACACAAAGTGTTCAGGTTGAGATCGCCACGCTATTAGCGTCGACCCTCTGTGTTGAATGACACAGGGGCTGAAATTAGCAAAGCTGTTTTCCGGTAAACCAGACGTTATTTTTGTAAAAGTTCCACCTAAGTCGTGTGCTTGATCAAAGACAGAAGGAAACCCTGATTTAGATGGAACAAAAGCTCGTTTAACAACTTGATTGTTGTAAGTGCGATAGCGATGAAATTGTGTCACTTGCTCAGCTCCTCCATGGCTTTGTTAAAGGCTTCAGAAATTCGATCCCAGCGGTAAGCGGGGTTTTGTGTGACTTTGAAACAAGAATCAGCTATGTCGTCGTAGAAAGATTTATCCTCATACAACTTAGTGAGCATGGCTGCCATATCTTTTACATCTACGATGCCTCTCTCGACACTGAGATCCTTGTCGTAGACCCAAGCTGCGATATCTGCTAAGAGAGCGCTACTCTTCCAGATATCGCTAAACGAGGTGTGGTTAGGCAGAACAAGTGGTTTTCGACAGGAAGCGTGCTCAAAGGAAACCAATCCCCACCCTTCTCCGTTTGCAGTGTTAATACCTACATCACACGCGTTATATATCTTATTTAGTAATTCATCGGAAGGGGCGTTAGTGTAGTCGATATTATTTGTAGTCATAATTAAACGATTATCTGATTCGAGATTTCTTCTCTTCATCTCGGCGTCGAAGATAGCTCGAACGTCCCAACCAAGATCTTTTTCGCTCATGTGCAGGTAAAGCTGAGTATCGGGTTTACCTACGGCGAATTCGGCAAATGCTTTGATTGTTAGGTCTATCTGTTTCCTAGGTTGGTTTCGATTGGCGTTAAGAACGATGAATTTATCCTCGGGTAGCCTTAGTGCTTTACGCGCAACTGCTCGATCAATCGGGTAGAACTTCCCTTGGTCTAAGCCGTGGGGGACTACACCAAGAAGCTTTGGTTGCACACCCTGCATCAGAAGACGCTGAGCTTGCTCAATTGAAAATGTGATGGCAAAATCCCAGTCTTTCATATATGAGAGCATAGAGCTCATGTAGTAGTTAGAATCAACTGGAAAGTATGCAATAAATTTAAATTTTAAAGAGTCTTTGAGGAGATGGATTCGCTCCCACACTTGGTTAACAACCCAAATGTCGTTGAGACAAATCACAAAATCCGGCTTTTCTTGCTCAACTACCCGTGGCAGTCTCCCGATACCGAAACGGTCTGAGGGATTTTGAGCTCCAGCTGGGTATACCTTAAACGGTAGATCGTGAGGGTCTCCGGTGTAATTAATACCAAAGGCTACAACTTCGTTTGTGCGAGATAGATGCTCTAGGATGCTGTGTGTAACTCTAGCAAAACCTGTGTTCGAGAGAATGTCACCGTACCAGAGAATTTTTGCCATTTGGCGGTAGAATCTTGCTAACAGTATACAGACAGTTTTTCAAAGAACATGCCGAGTAGAGAAACATTTGCGTATCGTCGTGCTTTAAAACTGCGTGCAGCTAAAGCCATAGACTCAGAAAGTTCTGTGATTGACAATATATTTTTAAGAGCGGCTGATGACTTCCATACTTTTTGTACGATTATGGACAAAGCCCCAGCTACGCACATGCTGGAATGGCATAAACACTTAATTACTGGAGAGAGTAACAGGTATTTATTGGATATAGCTGGACCAAATCTAGATATTCTAGCGCCTAGAGGTAGCGCCAAGAGTACAGTGCTCAATATGTTCACGGCCTGGATTATCGGGAGGCACACTACGGCTGGTCTCCCTCTTCAGATTATTTATTGTTCATACAACATCGCCACAGCCATTCCCAAAAGTCGAATTATTAAGCAAATTATCGACTCATCAACTTATCGGAAGATATTTCCGAAGGTCCAATTGAGGTCCGGTATGCAGTCTGATATTGGCTGGAGTATCGATTTTGATTACGCAGGTATCAGCCGTGTGGGCGATGAAGAATTTACTCTACGTGCTGCAGGTCTTAGAGGCTCTATCACGTCGAAGCGTGCACACCTTGTGATTGTAGATGACCCTATTAAATCTAGTACTGATATTAAAAATCCAACCATTAGGGAGGAGATGAATAATAACTGGAGCTCTGTTATTGCTCCGATTATTTTTGAAGGTGGTCGAGCTATCTGCTTGGGTACTCGGTTCCACCCACTCGACATTCATAAAACGATGTTTGTCCCTGATAAAGGGTGGAAACAGGTACAGCAAGAAGCTTTAACTTATGACAACGATGGTGAACCGATTAGCTATTGGCCTGAGCAGTGGTCCGTTGACTACCTGTTAGGTCAGAAAGAATTAGATCCAGTTGCTTTTGCTTTCCAGTATCAGCAACAGCCAGTTATGACTTCTGACTTAGTCCTCTCACCTGACCTACTCGTTAAAGGGGACGTCGTCACAGAGTTTGATAGCCTAGCTGTTGGTATTGACTTATCCGCTAGCAAAAACGAAACGTCAGATTACACGGCGTTTGTCTTGGGCGGTCGATTAAAAGATAAATACTATATTATTGACGCTCATCAAGTGCGTTCTATAGGTAATCTCGAAAAGATTGATCTGTTGTGCAAGATGCTTATTGAGTGGGGCATCTTACAAGAAGATAACGACGGTAAATATTTCCCTACTTATTCGACCTGTTCGCTAGTGGTGGAGTCAGTCGCATACCAAGCATCACTAGCGGCAGACCTAAGGCGCGTGATGTTGGATGAGTGGGGCCTTGGAAATCTCCACATCCATGAGGTTAAGGGCTTCCGTGGAGATAAGATCGCTCGTTTCAGAGGAACGCTAGGCCTGCTGGAGAATAAAAAAGTTATTTTTAACCGCTATCGCAAATTTGATGCTCTTTTTGATCAGCTGATTAATATAGGAGCGACCTCTCACGACGATCTTTTAGACGCATATACGCACCTAGTGTGTTTCCTTCAACGCCGGGGTAATTTCGAGATGGAGTACTGATGAAAGATTTTACGTTCTTAGTTTTTGTTACGGCTCATGATCCTCTTTCTAGGTTTGATCAGCTACTTAAAACCCTGCGTGGGTACGAGGAACTGCCTGGAATTAAAGATGTTTTTATTTATATAGATTCTGGTCACAAAGGTGACAAAGATCTTTTAAAAGATTTGTTGGAGCCTAATGTTACCTTTAATGCTTTAAATATTATTGTTGCTCCTGAATCTTATGAGGGTTACGCTCTTACTTGGGCTCACAAGAGTCTTCTCTATGAAGCTGTTTGTCAGAATTATTATGACTTTTATGTATATACAGAGAACGATATGGTATTCACAAGTGAGAACTTTATTTACTGGTACTTGTACAAAGATAAGTTGAGAGCTTTAAATTTAGAGCCCGGTTTTTGTAGATATGAGTCTTATGAGTCCAGATTAATTCCTTTCGACAACCATCGAGTTTGGCAGCTTAATGCACCTACGCGCGATGTTTGGGGAGGTCGACCGTATCGTGTTGAGTCTTATCTGACACCGTTAGACGACTTTGTAGGATTCGTCTCTTTAGGAAATCCTTATATGGGGATGATGATTCTGGATCAGGAGATGGCGGAGAAGTATATAACCTCTCAAAGTTTTGACCCTATAAAGAGTTTTGACCTTACCCAGTTTCGTTGCTGGCCGCTGGCTGACAGAAGTTCTATGGGTCTGGCGTTTGAAAATTTGCTACCTGGGCAAGAGCACCGCCGTGTCGTCCCTGTAATACAAGAAAATAAAAAACTGCAGATAGCCCCCTGTGGGTTAGTAGAACACTGCGATACTAAGTACAGTTTGGATTTAGAAAGGAAGCTAGGCTCCGTCTTAGATATTTCGGAGATGTTCGGTTATGCTTCCTTCTGATAAGACAGAGCTAAAAAGTCTTAACGAACTCGGTCTAATGCCTTTGCAGCAAATGGATGATGCCGTTAACCATCCTACACACTACACTCAGGGATCGATAGAGACTATAGATTATATGGAGTCCTGCCTAACTTCTGAAGAGTTTTGTGGTGGATGTAAAATGAACGTTTTGAAATACGTCTCTCGCGAAAAATTTAAGAACGGCGCGGAAGACCTGAAGAAAGCTCGTTGGTACCTCGACCGATTGATTACTTACTTGGAAAAGCAAGGCGCCTAGCGTTAGGATAAAACAAACAGTCTTTACATATGGATATCCGCGCGTTTGGTTCCGTTTACGGGCAGACTTCAATGCTGCCTTATGCGAGCGGATTCGGCTGGGCTCCTGCACAGGGTCGTAAAAACTTCCCTACTTGTAGAGCTATTTTTATTGAAGCTAAAACGTCGAGTAGTAAGGATTACTTGACTGTTGAGCTTTCAGATGCTCCGGGTCAGCACGCAACTGCAGTTAACCTGGATGGTAATGATTTAATTCCTCTTGCCTGCACTGCTTTAATTAGTGGTTCCGTAAACGGCGTTTTTGTACTGTACTGATGGATCCCTACGCGAAGGCTGCTTTTGGTTTTGCAAAGGCATACCAAATGAACATGCAGGCTGCTGATGAGCAGCGTAAAGCCAATCAACCTTCTAGTAATGCGTTCGCAGAAGGCGTGGCTGATGAAGAAATGGACTATCGGTATTCTCCTCAGCCACAGGCTCCGGCGCCGCCGAATGAGCAGTACAACGGGGTAGAAACTGATGAGGGTACGATTCTCGATCAATCAAACGGTAACGCGTTGATGCGAGCAAAACAAAAAGTGTCGAAGTATCTCCGGGAGCGAGATTGAGTTAGTATGGTGAGACCTCACAGGGTTCACTGTGCTTCTCGATTGCTTTACATACTTTAATGAGCGTGAGTTACTAGAGCTTCGTATTCGAACTCTAGAGAACCACGTTGATGGATTTTTAATCACTGACGCTAATCGCACGCACGCAACGGGCGAGCTCAAACCATTTACGTGTCTAGATACGATTCGAGAGCTTGGGCTTCCAGAAAATAAAATCCAAGTTATGCACGTTGAGCTCCCTTCTATGGAAGAAGCTCCGGATCCTTGGGTTCGTGAGCGAGGACAGCGAGACGCGCTTGGAGTTGGTCTCCACTTGATGGATGATGATGATGTTTTTATTTGTTCAGATTGCGACGAGATCGCTAACCCCGGCAAGCTTGAAGAAGTGCTAGAAGCAGTTAAAGAGCACGAGGATAAAGTGGTGCGCTTGTCGATGTCGATGCACTACGGCAGGGCTGACCGACAATTAGTATCACCTACTGGTGAGCTTTTTGATTGGCGTTGCGGCGTTGTAAGCACAGTAAAGCAGCTAAAAGACTACGGGACGTTATCGTCTATGCGTTCGACACAGAATAATCACTATGTAGGCAAACGAGACGCTGGTTGGCATTTTTCGTGGATGGGTGACTCAGATAGAAGGTTGACTAAGTTGAAGTCAATCGCAGAAGCTTATATTTGGGACCGTCCTGAAGTTCAAAAACTTTGTGAGGAGTTTGAGCCTGTTGAAGGTAGTACAGACATGTTAGGACGCCAGGATCATTTAATTACCACGTACCCAATCGAGGATTTACCCGAGGAAGCGGTTAAACTGGAAAGAGTCAAAAAGTACCTTCTTCCAGATGGCTAAAAGTATGCCAGCCGAACTGTTGAAGAAATTTGCGGCAGATCGTGAAGCTAAAAAAGCCCCTAGCGGTGAGGAGACCCGTGGTTCTTCTGACACTATGAAGAGGGCTAAAACCAAAGCTCAAAAAGCTAAGGAAAAGATTTTCCGGAAA